GGCGCTGTAACAGGCGATGTAACCGGCGCAGTTGCTGCTACTACTCTAACTACTACTGGCACTGTGACCCTTAACGGCACTGCTATTATTGTTAGCGACCTGCCTACGTCTGACCCCTCTGTTGCTGGCCAAATCTACAGCGATAGCAACGTACTTACTGTTTCAGCAGGTTAATCCTTAACTTAATAGGAGAAACCTATGCCTAGTTCAGATATTCAGACCAAACGGGTTACGACCGCTGCTAGTCTGGGGGTTGGTCCGGCTCGCATACGCCAAATTCAAGTGCTTACAAGCGCTGTAGGCGCGGGGCGGCTAACTATTACCGACGGTGCTGGCGGAAATACTACTTTGGACATCGACTTTATTGCCGAGGAGTCACACTCGATCAACATCCCTGACTACGGTATACGGTGCGCCACTGACGTAACAATCACGGCGATGACCAACATTACTGCTATGACGGTGTTTTACAGCTAATGGCTAAGCAAGTAGACAAAGGCAGCATGGCTTGTAACAAGCCGAAGCGAACGCCTTCTCATCCTAAGAAGTCTCACGTGGTGAAAGCCTGTGAGGGTGGGAAAGAGAAGGTCATACGTTTTGGTGAGCAAGGCGCGTCTACAGCAGGTAAACCCAAGTCGGGCGAGTCTGCTAAAATGAAGGCTAAGCGCAAGTCGTTCAAGTCCCGACACGGTAAGAACATTGCCAAGGGCAAGATGAGCGCAGCTTACTGGGCGGACCGCGTCCGCTGGTAGTAAAAACAAGGAGTTAGCGATGAAAGACTCAAAGTACACAGGACATATGGGCGATTGCGCCATTAACGATGACGGTCCATGCACTTGCGGCACGGAAGAAGAACTTGCAGATATAGCTCGTGAAGAGGCCGGCTTAACGGCGGAAGATTAGAAAATGAGCGACCAAGAGTATTCGATGATAGACGTGATGCTAACTGCGTTAAAATACTCTAAAGGCCGCTGGACACCGGATGAAGTTTTAGAGTTCGGGTTCATGTTAGAAGAGCTGCACTTGTCCGACGAGTACGAAGACGGCAAACCAAACCTAGTGAGCATCAAAGGCGGTAAGCCCGAAGCGGAAGAAACAACTTAATTTAGGAGGCTGTTATGGCTGGTTGTGGAACAAAACGAATGAACATGGGTGGACCCACGGGTATGCACAAAATGCCCGACGGCACCATGATGAAAGGCGCTAAGCACGGCATGAAAGCTGGTGGTCTGACGGGTCCTGATAAAGAGGGTCCAAAGAAGCGTAAAAAGGGTAAAAGTAGCGACCCTGCGGCTTTCCCCGACCTAAACAATGACGGCAAAGTTACTCAAGCCGATGTATTGATGGGACGAGGCGTGGGCAAGATGAACATGGGCGGCAAAGTCATGAAGTATAAAGCTGGTGGCTGTGTTGGCGATGGCTGTGCTATCCGAGGTCGAACTAAGGGCACAATGCGATGATGAAGTGCCGGGGCATGGGCAAAATGAAGCCCGTTACGTTTAAGAAAGGCGGTACGGTCAAAGACGACTGCTACCGCAAGGTGAAGGCATCGTATAAAGTCTTCCCTTCTGCGTATGCTTCGGGTGCTATCGCCAAGTGCAGAAAGAAGAAAGCCAGTGGCCGTTCGTAAAACCGAGAAGGGCAAGGCCCTAAAACGGTGGTTCAAAGAGGACTGGAAAGACGTCAAGACAGGCAAGGCTTGTGGGCGTAAAAAGGGCGATAAGCGGGGAACCCCGTACTGTAGACCCACAAAGCGGGTCTCTAGTAAAACGCCTAAGACCTCTGGTGAGATGACAACGGCAGAGAAGAAGTCCCGTATAGCGCAGAAGAAGCGCCTAGGACAACCGGCAGGTAAACCTAAGCGTGTAGCATCGCTTAAAAGGAAGAAGAAATAATGGCTAAGGGCGTAAACCACTACTTTAAAGACGGTAAAACGCACCGAGGGGGCACGCACAAACACCCCGACGGGACTGTAATGACAGGCAAAACGATGTCAGCTAAGTCCGCAAAGTTATTTCATTACAAAGATTTATCTAAAACTGCGCAGACGAAAGCGCGGGAAAGTTGGGGCAAATAATGGCTACATCCGGTACTGCTACATTCAACATGGACTTCACCGAGATTGCGGAAGAAGCGTGGGAACGTGCCGGTAGAGAAATGCGTTCTGGTTATGACCTGCGTACTGCTCGCCGTTCCATGAACCTGCTGACTATTGAGTGGCAGAACCGTGGTATAAACATGTGGACGATTGAAGAGGGGTTTAAGAACCTAATTCAAGGGACAGCCACATACGACCTGCCCGCCGATACAATAGACCTGCTAGAGCATGTAGTTCGCACAGGGGAAGGCAACGTAACCACGCAGTCAGACCTAAACATCACGCGTATCAGTGTCTCTACCTACTCCAGCATACCTAACAAGCTAAGCCAAGGCCGCCCCATACAGCTTTATGTAGACCGTGGGCAAGCAAACCCTTCGGTTACTGTGTGGCCTGTGCCAGACCAAGGCACTGCACTTTCACCTTACTACGTGCTTAAGTACTGGCGGATGCGCCGTATACAAGATTCTGGGACAGGGGTTAACACCGCCGACGTTAACTTCCGTTTCTTGCCCTGCCTCGTTGCAGGGCTTGCGTATTATATAGCCCAAAAAGACCCAGACTTAATGCCCCGTATTCCTATGCTACAAGCCGAGTACGAGCGTCAGTTTGAGTTAGCGGCGGGCGAAGACAGGGAGAAAGCGACGCTTAGCTTGGTGCCCCGTATAAGCAGCATAAGGTAGGCTTATGAGCTATAAATACGCCTCGGGACAAAAAGCACTAGCGATCTGTGATGTCTGCGGTTTTCAGTATAAACTTAGGCAGCTCAAAGAGTTAGTAGTGAAGGGCAATAAGACCAACTTAAAGGCGTGCCCAGAGTGTTGGAACCCAGACCAGCCACAGAACAAATTAGGGGAGTTTCCGGTAGATGACCCACAAGCTATACGTGACCCAAGACCGGACTCAGCAGAATTAGTAGCAAGCAGAGACATACAGTGGGGATGGGACCCAGTAGGGCTAAACGATCCTTTTGGACTTACACCAGACAATTTGGAAGGGACAGGCGTCGTAGGCACAGTAACAGTAACTACGAGCTAGGAGACAGAAATGAAAATGAAGTCACGATCAAACGTAAAAGCGCCAAAGATAATCGAGTTCCCAAATGAGCCGGTTATGTACAAAGTAGCTGACTGCTGCAACCAGCCGCCTAAAGATATGAAGACTAGCGGTGTTAAAGTGCGTGGCGTAGGCGCGGCGACCAAGGGTACAATGGCCCGTGGGCCAATGGGTTAAGGAGCAGTAGGTGAATTACACCGAGCTGAAGACTAACATTCAAGACATCTGTGAGCAGACGTTTACGGACGAGCAGCTTGCTATGTTTACCGATCAGGCTGAGCAGAAGATATATAACACTGTTCAGATTCCAGCGCTGCGTAAAAACCAGACGGGCAACCTGACAACGGGTAACAAGTATTTGGTGTACCCCACGGACTTCCTTTACCCCTTCTCTTTGGCGTATGTGGACGGCGACGATAACTACACCTTCTTGCTCAATAAGGACGTTAACTTTATTAGAGAAGCTTACCCCGGCCCAACAAGTACGGGCGCTCCAGCGCACTACGGAGTCTTTGATGACAGGGCGTTTATTATAGGCCCCACGCCAGACGCAGGGTACGAGGTTGAGCTGCACTACGGTTATTACCCCGAGTCTATTGTTACTGCCGGAACTACGTGGCTTGGTACTGAGTTTGACTCTGCTTTGCTTAACGGCGCTTTGATCGAGGCGATACGTTTTATTAAGGGTGAGCCGGATATGGTTGCCCTGTACCAAAAGATGTACATCGACGCTATTGCGTTACTCAAGAATCTAGGCGACGGCAAGTTGCGCGAAGATATGTATCGTTCTGGTCAACTCAGAATAGACCCAAGGTAATTTAAGAGGAAAGTAAAATGGCTATTACACAGGCTATGGCAACATCATTCAAAGTTCAAATTCTTGATGGCGACTTTGATTTCAGCAGTGGCACGGCACAGGTATTTAAGATCGCTTTGTTTACTTCAGCAGCTTCTCTTGATGCGGCTACTACTGCGTACGCAACAACTAATGAAGTGGCCGGAACGGGCTATGTGGCAGGCGGCAATACGCTGACCATCTCTGCAAACCCTGCTTCTAGCGGCACTACAGCGTTCTTGGACTTTGCGGATACTACGTGGTCTACAGCGACTATTACTGCCCGTGGCGCGCTTATATACTTGGCTAACGGCGGCACTAACCCTGCTGTTGCGGTACTAGATTTTGGTGCGGACAAGACCTCGACTGCGGGTGACTTTACTATTGTCTTCCCTGCGGCTGACGCGAGTAATGCGATCCTTCGGATTGCCTAGTAGATGGCTGATGTTACGGTCCCACTCTCCGGTTGGGGATTTAGCACTTGGGGTACAGATTCGTGGGGCGAAGGTAATGCCCTGCCTATCGGCACAGGTGAGATAGGAACAGTAGGCGTAGTAGGCAACGCAGTTGTCGCGGTCACGGGTGTAGTAGGCACGACGGCTCTAGGAACGGCTGTAGCGCAGGCAAGTGCAAGCGTTTCGGTTACTGGGGTTAGCGCCACGGGCGTTGCGGCTTATACGGTCTGGGACGCTACTGTTTATCTAGGTGGTTGGGGTCGTGGAGTCTGGGGCCAAGGTGCGTGGGGCGAGGGCTTAGGTCTTTCTGCTACAGGCGCAGTAGGCTCGGTTGAAGTCCAAGAAGGCGTAGGGGTATACGTCACTGGCGTACAGGCAACCACAGCCCTAGGCAACATAGCAGTAGAGGCCGATGGAGCGATAGAAGCTCTCGGTAACGCAGCCACAGGCGAAGTCGGTACGGTGGTTGTTAATGCTGCTGCCATTGTTGGCGTTACAGGTGTTACAGGCACGGGCGCGCTAGGTGTTGCAGGGCCGATAACCACGGTAGCAATAAACGTCACAGGCGTAGAAGCCACGGGTGTTGCAGGCGATGCGAGCGTTATTGGAGATTCTTCTCTCGACGCTACAGGGCTAGAAGCCACTGCTACCCTTGGCAACATTACGGTCCTATTGCAGCAAAACGTCGATGTTACCGGCGTACAGGGCACTACAGCACTAGGCGAGACAACTGAAACCGCAGGGGCGAAGGTATACGCCATTGGCGTACAAGCCACAGGACAGGTTGGAACAGTATTGGTTTGGAGCGAGATTGTACCGAATCAGAACGCAGGCTGGGTAGATGTAGACGACAGCCAAACACCAAATTGGACGGAAATAGCAGCATGATTAAAGTAAACG